ATTGGAACATCGATTATGGTGGTCAATTAGTATATAAAGATGGTCATACTAACAAACTTGTTCCTATCAAGCAAAACAGACTCGTTATTAATGACAATCACACCGAGCATATGGTCTCACTAGTGAGGAAAAACAAAGATAATATTAGATACACATTACAGGTTTTTGGATCATGAATAGATTTATTATTGAAAGAACACCGCAAGCTTGTGCACAAGCACACTGCGATAAACACGTACCTAAGATGTATGTTGAGGAGGCACAGATGCTATCGACTGTACATCGTCTTCTCGATGGTACTGAGGAGCGACGACCTTCAAAGTCAGGTAAGACTATACAAAAATATTGGAAGCTTCCTGACGATCGCGAGGACGTCCTATATTCTGCTGTACATGTAAAACATCCTTGTACTGTATGGGCAATGGAGACGGCAGGCAACTATCAGTGGGCATATCAAATGTACCTCTACCTCGGCATCGAGTACAACTATCGCTACAACAAGTATCACAAGACAGACGAGCTTGATGGTTGGTTGTGTTATCCTCCTAGCAATATTAATCCTTCTCAAGAAGTGACTAAGATGCCGCTTGCAATGGGCGCTAATCCAGAGTGCATCAATCCTGATGACGTATTGGGTTCTTATCGTGCATTCTACCAAACCAAGCAAGAAAGATTTAAAATGGTTTGGACAAAACGTGATGTTCCAAATTGGTTTGAATACGCTGCATGATAAATAGTCCTATCATTAGGAGATAGGATTTATGGCTTTAGGCAAGCTAACACCAGCAGAACTCTTAAAAAAGAATAGTAGTACGGGCGAACCTCGCATAGACATTCTCATGAATGCTATTGTCAAAGGTATCGCCTTGCCTCTCGTTGATGGTAGTGAACTCGTACTTGCTAATTCAGATGAAAATAAATCTGCTGTAGAAAACTTTAAAGTCGAAGGCAAAACCTTTGAACTGAAAGCAAAAATAGGTCAGCGCACTATCAAATCATCTGATATCGGTAAGTCACCATTGTTTGGTGGTGGTGGCGGAGGTGCAGGCGGCGGTACACAACAAACTGCAATTGTAGAATCAATGCAATGTGTGTACTTACAGGCAATGTTAGATAATCCAAATAAGGATATTGAATTCTTTACACCATCCGTAATGAAGAAAGCATATGCTAAGTGTGAAGTTGGTGGTACTTCGTTTGAACAGATCAGAGACTTTGATGCGAGTTGGCATTTATCAGCATTTAAATCAGCTGAGATTATTCTCGCAAAAGGATACGTCAATAAAAATCAAGTCTTCCATCGTGATTCAGATACAATGAAGAAAATCTACGCGATGAAGAAAGAGGCATTTAGAAACTCTGGTCTCGATCCATTAACCGATGATAAGTGGAATCCCGGTGATATATGGGCAGTACACAAAAACTTTGACGTCGAGAAGATGCGAACACGGACTATACAAGAATACAATGCAGATATTCTCAAAGCATTTAAAAGCAAGAACTGTGTAGGCATTTCATTGAAGCTAGTAAAGAAGAATGCTAAGCTATCTGTATTGAACGACTCAAACAAACGACCAGCTGCTCTGAAATATGTCGAGTCAAAGACACAAGGTCAACAACGTAACAACACTTTCTTCTCATCAAAAGGTGGTCAGATCATCTACTCAGATGGCAAGATGGAGTGTCGACCTAATTCTCAGCTAGCAGTTATCAAAGCAGAAATTGTAGGTAAGACAGCAAGAGGTGGCGGTGCAAGTTGGGGTGTTATATCAGATATCGTAAAAGATATTGCGAATGTCACGCTGCCTAATAACTCTGCTATCGTCAATGCTGCGAAAGCAATGAAGCGCGGTGATAAGACTGCGATCAATAAATTTTGGCTTGATGCGAAGTTAGTCAACAAAAATATTAAAGAGAAAGAATTTAAAGCAGAGATACCTAACTGCGAGTTAGAATGGATACACGGTAAATATGGTGTATGTACTCTGCTTAGTACGCTGCAAAGAAAGAAGGGCGTAAAAGCCAACGAAATTGTTAATTCAATTCATAATTACGCTGGTAGTCAATCAAAACTATCAAGTGTGTACATCAAGGTTTACGAATGAAAAAGTTTGATAAGTATATAGTAGAAGCCAAGAACACCCACATGGAACATGTGGAGGATCTGATATTTAATGAAGGTGTCGTTGGAACTCGAAAGGCGATTAATTTCCTCCGTGATCTGCGCGATATGCTTGCCGGTAATTCGAAGAGCAGCGTCTCGCGCACAGTTAAATGGGATGGTGCACCAGCTGTATTTGCAGGTGTCGATCCGAATGACGGAAAATTCTTTGTGGCTAAGAAAGGAGTTTTCAATAAGAATCCAAAAGTCTATAAGACTCCCGCTGACGTATCAGCTGATACTTCTGGCGATTTGCGGGCAAAATTACTCGTTGCTTTATCCGAGTTCGGAAAACTCGGAATCAAAAAAGGTGTTTATCAAGGCGACTTAATGTTTACTAAAGGTGATGTACAAAAGGAAAATATCGATGGAAATTCTTTTTTTACTTTTCAGCCTAATACTATTGTATACGCTGTACCTGTCGATAGTGGATTGGGAAGAAGCATTTCTCGCGCGAAAATCGGAGTGGTATGGCATACTACTTATACAGGCGATTCTTTTCAGTCAATGTCTGCTAGCTTTGGCAAAGATATAGCATCAAAATTTAATAATGTAGCAAGTATTTGGCAAACTGATGCTACTTATAGTGATGAATCTGGNCGTGCTACGTTTACAGAGAAAGAGACTGAGCAAGTCACTAATCTACTTTCTTCTGTCGGNCGCGTATTTAATAATACGCCCGCAGAACTCATCAACTATTTTTATCAAAATCAAAAACTATTGGATTTAATTAAGATATTCAATAACAGTTATGTACGTAGTGGAAAACGAATTAATCCGCGCACACATACACAGGCATTTATGAATTGGATTACTGATAGATATAAGAAAGAAATGGATAAAGTAAAGACGCCTGCCGCTAAAGAGAAGAAAAAGGCAGAGATGAAAGAAGTAATGGCATTTTTCAGTAAGTTTCGTAAAGGTCAAATTCAAAACGTATGGATGTTAATGGTATTATTATCGGACGCAAAACAATTGATCATAAATAAAATGAATCAAGCTGGTTCACTACGAACATTCTTACGAACTCGCAGCGGATTTAAAGTGACAGCTCCAGAAGGTTTCTGTGCTATTGACCACCTCAGTAATGATGCGGTGAAGATTGTTGACAGAATGGAATTTAGTAAGGCTAATTTTAGTCCTGATATTATTAAAGGGTGGCAAAGATAAATGAAAGGTAAACATTTGGGCGGTCATTGCGGAATTACACATATTGATCAAGGTGCAATTGACTACGCTATTGATAAGTTCGATGCTAAATCAATGTTAGATGTAGGTTGTGGACCTGGCGGTATGGTAACAGCTGCCATTCGTAGCGGTCTTGAAGCACATGGTATTGATGGCGACGATAAAGCACAAGAGCAATGGCAGATTACAGAAAATTTTACAATGTGGGATTTTCAAGATGGTCCTGCTCCAGTCGAAAAGACATATGACCTTTGTTGGTCAGTAGAATTTGTAGAGCACGTCTACGAGCAATACATTCCAAATTACGTGCAGGCATTTCAAAAATGTAAAGTATTATTCATGACGCATGCAACTCCTGGTCAAGGCGGTCATCATCACGTCAATGAACAACACGAACCATATTGGATTGATCAGATTCAAAAATATGGTTTCCGTTTTGATCGAGAATCAACAAACGAATTACGCAAAAGAACCACGATGAATATCAATGGCGGTCGTTGGGCACCATACGTTAAACTTACAGGCATGGTATTTTTCAACGAGACTTTGTAATGATAGATATAGTATGCTTTAAGTGGGGAGATAAGTTTTCTTCAGATTATGTCAATAATCTTTATCGTATGGTAGAGCGTAACGTCACTGTCCCTCATCGTTTTATATGCTACACTGATAATTCTGATGGTGTAGAATGCGAAACGCGATCTTTCCTCATCGATCTTCCGTATTGGTGGTACATTATCGGTCTGACTAATCCAGACCACGATCATTCCGAAAAAACAATATACATGGATCTCGATACTATTATTACCGGTAACATCGATCACATCGTATCCTTAGATGTGCCGTTTGCTACAATTAGCGACTTCTATGCAACTCGTGGATTACAAACAGCGTACATCATGTGGAATAAAGAAGTAGGTCAAAGGTTGTGGAACTTCTTTACTGAGAAATATAGTCCAGACGATTATGAAAATTTATGTCGTAGTGCAACTGGCGGCACAAATCAATTCTTAGAAGAGGCTTTCGGTGTAGTTCGTTTGAATAAGAATGCTAAACCAAAATTAGAAGGCATTGATGTCAATCGATTACAAAATCATTTTCCAAATCAATGTGTAAGTTATAAAGTACAAGTTGTGAAGCAAGATTGGAAAGAACTGCCAGAAAATGTAAGAATGGTATTTTTTCATGGCAAACCTATGCCGCATGAAGTACAAAACGAATTATGGATGAAGGAACATTGGCGTTGAAAAAAATAGTAATTACAAGCTCCACTCCTGAATTTTTGCCTGGTGTACAAGCATTAAGAAATAGTTTAAAGCTTCATCACCCTGACGCAGAACTGTGGTGTTTTTATTATTCAAAGGGACAAGATGTCGAATTACCAACTGATGTAAATTACATACACGAAGCAGAGCATTTCGGTCCACTCATAGATGATGGTAAAACATTTAGACACGGATTGCCAATCGGTCCTGATATGTATGCACGCATTTTGATACCCAATTATTTTGATTCTGGTCGTGTATTCTATGTTGATGCAGATTGTTTGATACTCAATGATATATCAGAACTGTGGACGATGGATTTACAGGGTTATCCAACTGCTTGTGTATATAGAGAAGATATCGGATGGCATGCTGGTGGTAGAGAATGGACAATGGCGTCTGGTACCTTCCTTTGTGATGTACAAGCCTGGAAAAATTATAATGGCGGTCTTACTGAATACATGTATAATGTAATGACTCATGATGCACAAAAACTAAAAAAATTCAATCTAAATGTAGAGAGTGTAATGAGTTATGCTCATGACGGAAACTTTTTACATCTCGATGCCGCATATCAAAATTTAACATATTATGGTTGCTTAGTTAAAAATGATAAAGTAGCGCACTATGCAGGTCCCAAACCATGGTTAATAGAAGATCATACTGATAAGAAAAGAATAGTAAACTATAGAGAACTGTGGCTGGCGTATTATGACAATGATTTAGAGATGATCAAAAGACTGAGTGATGAATTACTAGAAACAAGAGCAAAAAATGCTATGACGAGAGAAAACCGCGGGCAACGACCACATTTATCTGAACGAGAAGTTGAACAAAATAACAATAGATTTTTAGAAATATACAACAGAGTACAAGGAAAATAAAATGAAGATTTTAATTACAGGCGGCGCAGGCTTTATAGGTCAATATACTGTAGAAGAATGTATTGCAAGAGGACATGAACCATATATCTTTGATCACTATGATCGTCGAGAAGATTATCCGTGTCCTGTCATTCTTGGAGATGTGCGTGATGATGTAGCAGTGACAGAAGCAATGGCGCATGCTGATGCTTGGATTCATCTTGCTGCTGTACTCGGTACACAAGAAACTGTTTTTAATCCACGTCCCGCAGCGCAATCAAATTTGATGGGCGGATTGAATATGCTCGAGGCCGCGGTTCAATATGATTTACCTGGTACCTATATTGGTGTAGGTAACCATTGGATGAACAACACATACTCTATTACAAAGACGATGATCGAACGATTTATCGATATGTACAATAAGAATCGTGGTACTCGTGTTAATATTGTGAGAGCAATGAATGCATACGGCCCAAGACAAAGACCTGTTGCGCCATGGGGTTGTAGTAAGGTACGTAAGATTACACCATCATTTGCATGTCGTGCATTGTCTGGTATGGATGTAGAAGTCTATGGTGATGGAGAACAAGTATCTGATATGTGTTGGGTTGGTGATGTTGCGCAAGCTCTTGTCACTGCGACAGAGAAAGCAGCTGAAGGCAATGTATTTCCTGAGGCTGTAGAAGTTGGACCAGAAATTAATAGCACAGTCAAAGAAGTCGCTGAAACAATTATTAGATTAGCTGATACAGATAGTAAGCTAGTACATTTACCTATGCGACCAGGTGAGATTGCTGGTGCTACCGTAAAAGCAGATGTCAGTACATTGAGACATGTAGATATGTCAGCTGATAATTTAATGCCTCTCGATGAAGGTATGTATCTGACTGTAGAATATTTTAGAGAGTTGCTCAATGATCGCGAGCCCGATTAATGTTATCGGAAATGCAAAAAGTTTATTTGATCAGAATTATGGTGAGCTGATCGATTTATATCCAACTGTGCGTATTAATTATGTAGATAAACTTGTACCAGAAAAACAAGGTACACGGTGGGATTATCTCGCAACATCACAAATGAGTTTAGTGTCTCAATATAAAGAAAAAAAATGGCATACTCTTATTTTTACAAGATGGCAGACAAATCTTCAATGTAAAGATAAAAATGCTTTGAGTGTTCCAGATGAGGTTGTTTTATCACTTAAAGAAAAACAACAGAAAAGACCATCGACTGGTAGTACTCTATTGCATTATTTCGATTATCTCGATATCGAACAAGTAAATATCTTTGGATTTGATTGGAAACAAACTAATTCATTCTATCAAGATGAAGCAACGGAAAAAAGAGTAAACACACCACATGATTATACAGACGAAAAAAAGGTTTGTACACAGTTAATTGAAAAACGTGGTTGGAAACTATATCAATGAAGACTTTGATACTAAGACATGATTCTAAACTATCGCATCAATATGCGGCAGTAACTGCAAAATCATGTGATGATTTAGATATCGAATGGGAATATCATGATGGTTATAGTAATATGTCTCCTGATGCCGCGTGGATAGATATTGACATTATACCAGTTGAGTTAAAACAAAAATGGGATAATTCTAATCAACAAAAAGCAAGTTTGTGCACAGCCAGTCATGTTAAAATGTGGAAGAAGATAGCAGAGAGCGAAGAAGATACAGTAATATTAGAGCATGACGCATTAATGTTACATAAGTTTGATCTAAAATTACCTGATATGAAATTTGTTGCTTTAGGATATAAATTACAAAAACCAGAAATATATGATCATAAAGGCGCAGGACCTACGAAGCATATAATAGATTCACATAGTCATAAGGGTACACACGCATATGCAATTACTGGTAAAACTGCTAAATATTTAATAGAAGAAATAAAAACAAATGGCGGCGGGTTGGGTTGTGTAGATACTCATTATTTCGGCCAAAAAAAGACAAAAGTAAAAATGTCCATAGCTGATCCTATCTGTGCTATTGGTTGGTTACGTGAGTCAACTATTTGGGGATCTTCATCAAATATGAATAGTCCGTATACCGAATCGTTTAGGAAAAATTTATTATGAAACCGAGAAAAGCATTTATTCTAAAAACAGATCATGAACAATCAACTATATATGCGGCCGCTGTTGCTAAATCATGTGATAATATTGGATTTGAATGGGAATATATTAATTGGTATCAAGGACAAGCAGAATTAGCTTGGGAAAATATAGGTGTTGAAAAACCTAAAAGAGTATCTGGTAATGAAGCGGCACAATGTTGTTTTAGCGGTCATATCCATATATGGAAAAGAATAGTCGATTTAGGTGAACCAGCAGTTATATTAGAACACGACGGAATGATGTTGCACAAAATAGAAATAGACATTCCAGACAATATGATGGTCATGTTAGGATATAAATTAGAAACTCCAGAAAAATATAAACATATTGAAGCTGGTCCACCTAGAGAAATAATAGATGTACATGGTGGAGGTCATGAGGGATCACATGCATATGCTTTGTCGCCAGATACTGCTCAAAAACTGATTGATCATGTCTATGAAAACGGCGCAATCGCCGCTATTGATAATCGATATTTTTTAAAATCCAGAAAAGTAGATGTACCGATTAAAATCATGTCTCCGACTCCTGCAATCGGATGGATAAGAGCATCTACTATTCAACCAAATAATATTTCTGCAACCAGAAATTATGAATTTATAGAAACTTTTAAAAACCATTTTGTATAAATACAAGTAGAAGTTAGGCTGCGGCAGACCTTCGTATAACGGATAAGGCTAAGGCAATCTCCATGAAAAAAGTAGTTATCGCCTTCGGACGGATGAATCCGCCGACTATAGGCCATGAAAAATTAGTCGCTAAGATTAAGTCTGAAGCACGGAAGAACCGTGCTACGCCTATGCTCTTCTTATCACATTCGCAAGATAAGAAAAAAAATCCTCTTTCATACGAAGATAAAGTCCGCCTCAGTAAAAAAGCATTCGGTGCAATGGTTCAAAAGACCAATGCACGAACCATTATAGAAGTAGCAAAACAATTAGAGAAACAATACGATGAGCTTATCGTTATTGGTGGCTCTGATCGTGTGCAAGAGTTTCAAACTTTGCTCGATAAGTATAATGGTAAAGATTATGCATATGAAAAGATTACAGTAGTATCAGCTGGAGAACGAGATCCTGATTCAGATGATGTATCAGGTATGTCAGCATCTAAACTACGATCACTTGCACAGACAGGAAATTTCTCGCAATTTAAAAGTGGTTTGCCACGTAAGTTGCAGCGAGGTAAAGAGGCTAAAGAAATGTACGATAAGATACGAGANGCGTCAGGTATTACTGAAGATATGACGCTACAAGAAGTACTTAATTTGCAACAAAGATTGAAGCGCAAAGCAATGATGAAGCGTATCAAAGGTAAGATCAAACTCGGCCGAAGGCGCGCTAAGTATAAGATTGCTAACAATGAAAAGTTGAAGAAGAGATCGCAGAAGAAAGCACGAGAAGCTATTCGAACTCGAGTTGCTGGTTCACTGGGTAAAAAGTATAAAGAATTACCTCTCGCTGGTCGTATGCAGATAGATAAAAGGGTAGAAAAGAAGAAAGACTTAATTTCGCGGCTCGCTAAGCGTATGATGCCCAAAGTCAAGAAGGCAGAAATGGAACGAGTAAAGAAAGCTCGTAGCTCAAAGAATGAAGAGATCGAAGTTAATTTATACCAAATCATCGAGCATTTAATCGATAAGGTAAACATAGAACAAATTACAGAGAAGGTTGAGCGTAACCTCCTCAAGAAGAGTGAGAAGCATTGTATCTCATTCGAAGAATTACGCCAGCGTTATATCGATGCCAAAGCAGAATGGGTAATCGAAGACACTGAGTTGACAGCTGATGAATATGCATTTGATAAGTTAAATCATGAATTGGCAGAAGATGATAAGCCAAATAAAACCGGTGATGATGCAAAAGGTTATAAGCGGCCAACAGAAGACGGAGCAGGATTAACACGTAAAGGCGCAAAAGCCCACGGTGTCAAAACTGCAGTTACTACACCTCCATCTAAACTCGATCCAAAAGGAGAAGCAGCAGGTAGACGTAAGTCTTTCTGTGCTCGTTCCCGCGGATGGACAGGCGAGAGGGGTAAAGCAGCACGACGAAGGTGGAACTGCTAATGGCTATTTGGAATAAAGACTCAGCGGCGTATCTTGCAAATAATAAAACATTATTTGAAGCTTTTATACTTGCCGATAAAAACGGCAATCTTATTAACTCATTTGGAGTCGCGTCTAATATTCCTATTGCGGCAGGATCGGTTACGGGATACAAAGCAATTCATAAATTTGGTAGAAATCCAAATGTAGGAAACGCACCTGAAACAATTTGGATGCAAGGCGGTAAATATGTGTATCTTGATGTTGGAGCAGCAAGTACCCTATATGCATATAGTGCAGACGCACAAGATTCAGCAAGTGGAGACGGTGCGCGAACCATAACAATTCAGGGATTAGACAATAACTTTAATGAAATAGAAGAAACAGTTACTGTAGGTGGAACGGCGACAACTCTAGAGTTTTTAAGAGTTTATCGTGCCTTCGTTGCTACTGCAGGTTCTACCACTACAAACGAAGGTGATGTTTTAATTTCTACTGCTTCAGGTGGTGGGGGAACAGTTCTTGCAGATATCGGAACTGTTGGAACTGGATCAACATTTGGTTTAGGTCAAACACAACTTGCTCTCTATACAATTCCTGCTGGAAAACGCGGCTATCTTACAACTTGGAATGTTGGTTTGGCTCCAATGAACAATAAAGCCACTGTGCTTTTAAAATCAAGAGAACTTGATGGCGACGCGCCATTTAGAACAAAAGATATCGTAGATTTAGTGGGTGGGTATCACACACAAAATTATTCAATTCCCCTCTGTTTTCCAGCAAAAACTGATATTGAAATATTAGCATCTGGAGATACAAGTTCGATTATATCATCTTCATTTGATATTATATTAGTAGACGAACCAACCTAACGGATAAGATAGATGAATATTTTTAAAGAATATACAGAAAATCAAAAGCGCGCTAAAGATAAGATCAAGCGCGAGAAAGAAGCTGATAAGGCAAAGCACGATCGCATGATGGATTCTGCTCGTACTCGTGACACACGTCGCAAGAATAGCATGTCAGAAGAACACGAAATTCATGTACGTCTTGATCATCTCGATGGTGATAAGCGGCAAAAGAAAGCGTCTGATGTCATGAAGAAACATGAGAAATCAGGTAATATTAAGTACGCTGGTTCTACTGATAAAGGTGTAATCTTTAAAGCAAAAAGCCGTTCACACGCTGATCGTTTACATCGAGAGCTGAAGCCTCATGCTACTGGTGTTGAGCATATGAATGAAGCGAAGTCAACACAAGATCCCGATATTAAAGATAGAGAGGGTACACAACCCGCTGCATATCATAAAGGTTTAAAGAAAACAACAAAAGCAAAGCGAGATGCACACTTTAAGAAGCATGGAAAGAAAGACGATGATGATGCTTCAGCATATAAGGATGCGCCTGGCGATAAGAAAGCAAGGAAGGGAGATATGCCTAAGTCAAAATATACTAAGTTTGTAGATAACATGATGAAGGAAGGTACTGA